ATCGACCCAATAACAGAAACCGAGTATCAGCAGGAGTTAAAACGGAGGCAAGATTCTGAGGCGGCACACTCCAAGAACAGCATCCTTCGCACTCCTCCGGCATCAACGCAGCCAGTCGAGCAAGTGGCCCTGCCTAAAGAACGCCGTGAGGCCATGCTCAAGGCCGCCGGCAACATCGTTGACCTTGGCCTTACCGAGCCCATTGATCTTGCCGCCCGGTTGGACAAGCTGGCTCCTAACGGATCTTTGCGGAAATACGCCAGGTCATTCTGGCGCTTGATGACAGGCTTCAACGCAGATTTGCAGGAAAGCCCCGACTGGCAGGCAGTTTTCGATTCTATCGATGCTCCAAGCGAGCAAGTTAAACCAAGCCAAGCACTTGTTCAGACTGTTCCACAAAAGTTGCCACCTCCAACAGCTAAAGATTTATTCGACCGTGAAAAATACCCAGGCCGCCAATATGCCGCGCCTCCAAATACAGTCACTTTCCAACTCAGGGGGTTAAACACTTATCCGATAGCATTCCCGCTCCAAGCAGTGCCTGCATCAAGTTTAGAAGAGGCTTCAAAAATCATAAAAGATAGATTTATTGATTTAATTGAAGAGTTTGATGGCTCAATGAGGGAAAGTAGTTTCGCCTATATCGGTCCTGATGGAGTAGCTACGCACTTGGGAGAGTTTATGTATGATCGCCCAATGCAATGGCGGCCATACTCGCTATCAGAAGACCCATTTAACAAAATAACGGCAGAGTCAAACGTCACGCCCCCACAAGCCGCCGCCATCGCCAAAGAAGAGGCCATGCCGGAACCTGCCAAGCAGGCCGCGCCATTCGATCCTGTTGCCGCCAAGGGCCAGAAGAAGTATTTGCTGACTGAAGTAGCCGCCGCCGTAAAAGCCGCGCCAAGGCGGTCTGAAATGCCGGAAGATGTTCGTGACGCATTGAATGAGATCGATGAAATCACTGCCAAATTCGCCAACCAAGAGCGCCGGCCGCTAACGGCTGACGAATCAGCAGAGCTGTCGAGTCAGGTCAAAAAGTTGAGCGCAAAGGTGCGCGAAGCCGTTGGCACAATCACCATCGAAGTGCCTGGCGACGGAACATTTACCATCCTGAATGAGAAAGGGGCGCTCGCCCTGTTCCAGAAAAGGGCCGACAAGTTCCCCACGACCCAAAGCAAAGACGACATGCCCGCCAAGCCAACGGCGCAATCTCCAACGGCGGTACCAGCCATCAAAAAGCCAAAGACCACGGCCGATGTGGTGGCCGCCATCTATCCGATGGTTTCGACTGATACGACACGGGACAACCTAACGACCGTCAAAGGCGACGGCACCAATCTGTGGGCTACCAATGGCAGGATACTTGTCCGGGTTGAGCAGGAAAACGGCGGAGGCAAAGGTGCCGACAACGTCAGTTACGACGAAAAAGGAAACGCACAGCCATGGCCTGTTGAAAAAGGCAATTACAACGGCGAAGCGATCATCCCAGAAGACAGAAAGGTGCCGGTTCACACCATCGACACCGGCCGTTGGTTCAGCATCATGAGCCAAGCCCGCGCCGTCATCAAGGTGCTGCCAAGCGACAAGAGCGAGTCCACCTACACCAAGGCTGTTTCCATCTACCGCAATCCAGATGGCAGTCTTGGCGTATTTGTTAGCGATGTAGAGCGAGGTGACTACGTCCACAACATCCAGCCAAACGCCAAATTCTTGGCCTCTTACGACCCAGAGTATGTTCAGACGATCCTTCGTGTGGCCCGCAATCTGGGCAATGAGCAAATAGAACTGCGCATTGCCGACGACATTAGTCCAGCTACTCTGCACACAAGCAATGCAACGTTCGTGATCATGCCAATGCGCATGAATGGTGCCGCCGCCTATTCGCCCAAGGCCACAGCCGCCCGCCCGACGCCACCGGTCACGACTCAGCCAACGCCTGCCCCAACGCCTGCCCCATCGACTGCGCCGGCCAAAGCGGCCCCAGCTTCAGCGCCTACCAGTCCGGCCAAAGAGGGCATTGATGACTTTGGCGAAAAGCTTGGGGGTGCCCGCAAAGACAAAGTGGCCACCGTCAACCAAACCCTTACCGACGACGAGATCGCCGGCAAGACTCTCTCCGAAATCTGGCCCAAGTCAGAAATCGCCAGCATTGAAGACGACGAGCTTGCCGCCTACGCGACGACGCTTCGCTCCGTCATCCCGTCCAAGCCTCAACAAGGGTACAAGCTGAACGCATGGGTGGGAAAAGTGAAGATGGTGAAGCAATTGATGCGCTTTGCCGAAGACAAAGGCGTGCCAGAGATGCTCGCCATGATGCGCGGGCCGGAATACAACCTTGGCGTGTTGGCCGACCGCGTGGCATTCCTACAAGGCCTTCCGCGTGAGCATTGGGACAGAGTTGGAGAGGTCCGTAATTACCCGAATGCTTATCGCTTTGGTGAGGGCGCAGACAGTTCAAAGAAAATCCCCGCACCTTACGCCGACGCGAATGTGGACGGCTACCGAGTCCGCGCAGATAACCTTGATGACCTCATGGAGGCCGTGAAGGCCAAGTTGGCAAAAGGCAAGCCCGTCGCGAAGATTGAGTTTGAGGTGCGTGGCCGGACAGGCGCATGGGGAATCAATAAAAAAGGTGACCCGCACTATCGCAAGCTCAAGACGTTCGCAGATTCCAAAGAAGCATTAGCATACCGCGACAGCAATTACGACGACCTTGTGAAGGCATGGGAAGACGTAAAAGAGCGCGATAACGTCAAAGAGACGGATTTGCGGACAGACACGAACCGTCCACGATCAGCCGAAGATTGGCGCAAAGGCAAAGATGCTACATCACAAATGTTTAACGACGCGTTTGGATTCCGCGGCGTGGAGTTTGGCAATTGGGTCAGCCAAGGTAAAAATGCCGCAGAACGCCAAGGCATGATGAATGATGCGTATGACGCTCTTCACGATTTGGCCAGTATCCTCAACATTCCGACCAAAGCACTGTCGCTAAATGGCCAGATAGGCCTTGGATTTGGCTCTCGAGGCCAAGGCTGGGCGTCGGCCCACTACGAGCCTGGCAGTTTGGTCATCAACCTCACCAAGACGCGTGGGGCAGGCACATTGGCGCATGAGTTGTTCCATGCGTTCGACCATTACTTTGGCCGAGCCCGTGGAGTCTCAATCAAAGACAGAGCCGGCGTCTATATCACAAACGAGCCCGCGACTCGTTACGTGAACCAGAAAACAGGCCAATCCTTGTCGGTCAAGAGGTGGAATGAAATCAAAAAGGGGTTCTCCTCATCCATCAACGAAGCTGACTGGAAGCTTCAAGAAGGTGTACGGCCAGAAGTCGAAGATGCATTTGAGGCCGTTGTCAAAGCATTGGACGCCTCACCGATGGCACAACGTGCCCGCATGAATGACAAAGGCCAGCGTGACTACTGGGGCAGCACTATCGAGCGTGCCGCCCGCGCCTTTGAGAACTATGTCATCCACAAGATGCAGCAAAAAGGGTATCAGAACGATTACCTTGCCAACGTCGTCCGCATTGAAGACTTTGTCCGCAACCCCAACCGCTACCCATACTTGCTCGACAACGAGATCGAGCCCGTGGCCAAGGCATTTGATGACCTGTTCAGCACAATCAAGTCTCGCGAGACGGATAAAGGTGTGGAATTGTATGCGCCACCAAGCCAGGCCAGCGTAGGACAGGCGGTCAATGAAGCCTTTGTCAAAAAGGTGCAAGACTCGGTCAAGGCCGGCAGAACGGTCGGCACCAGTAATCCCACGACGGCAAGCAAGACCGGCGAAGGCACCGACAGTGGCCACAACGTAGAGTTGGACCGGCTGCGCAAAAACAATCCTTTGGCCTACCGCCAGAACGCCCTGATCCTCACAAGGTATCCGGTTGTTGCAAAAAAATACCGGGCATTGCACGCTGCCATGGCCAAGGCCGACGCGCCGGTCATTGCCGCCAAAGAAGAGGTCAAAAAGGCCAAAGCCGCCTTAGCCGCCGCCCAGAAAGGCATCAAAGATCGGGTTGCTTTGCTCAGAGGCATGAAGACCGCTCAAGTGAGGGCTTCATTGGTGAACGAGTTCATTGCAGCAAACCTGACAGCCCGCGCCGTCAAGGCCAAGGATGTCGCGCATGCCAACCTCGCCAAGGCCAACGCCAAGGCCGCCAAGGCCGCCGACTATCAGTCCAAGGCCATTTCAGAGATACTCGACGGCAATGCCATTCCAGAGGATATGGCCGCCCAGATTTATGAGGATTACATCACCGCAGTGGAGTCCAATCTGTTGGCTCTCATTGAGTTATTCCCAAAACGCCTGCGCGACGTGGCCAGGCTTTGGTATGACGGTGCCAACATCATCGCCCAAAAGTTTGGGGAGCAATACAACGCCACCATTGAGCAAGCTAGCGCCGTTTTGGCTGTCTTCAGCCCGCAAAAAGACTGGTTCATGAATGTGTCGCTTGCGCAGAGGATGATGAACATTTGGAAAAACGACCAAGAGACGGCCTGGAGCCCAGAGATGACCAAGCAGTTCATCATGCGCAGCGGTGAGCCGCAGCCTGTTGAATCCATCAAAAAAGGAGACACAGAACCAACTATTTCAACTAGAGAATCGTTGATTACCGACGCCAACCCCGAAGGTATCGTGTACCAGCATGGAGCGATCAAAAAGGTGGATGATGACGGCAACACGTACTGGGAGAACTGGGACAACAAAAAGGCCGCCGAGAACTTGAAAGCTGCACAGCTTATGCTCAAGGATCTTGAGGGGAAAACCCTGAGCCAGATCAAAGATAGAAAGCTCAAAGCTCGATTCATTCGTATTTTGTCCGAGGTCAGAGACTCTTCAGCTTACCCAATTGTGACTCCAGATGGGCGGACTGGGGCGATGCAGGTCAATAACGACAAGGTCACGCTCAGTAAGGTGGCTTGGGGTGGTTACAATACCATTGAAAAAGCGATTTCCATCATGGAGCGGTCAGTGACGATTAAGGGGCGCGTCATCACTGATGAGCATGAGGTTATTAGTATTGCTCTTGGCGATCAGCACAAGGTGCGCAGTTTCTACAATAACATCGTGGATCCTGCTAACAAAAGCGGGCACGTCACGATGGATACGCATGCCATCGCAGCAATCCACTGGATGCCACATTCAGGCTCCAGTCTGGAAGTCACGCAGAACTTTGGTGGCGGTGGAGTCAAAAACGACGGCATCGCCGGCATCAAGGGCACTTATGCCGCCAATGCCGAAGCCTATAGAAGGGCCGCTGTGGTGTTCGATCTGCTGCCTAGGGAGGTTCAAAGTATCACATGGGAGGCCGTTCGGCTTCTTTTCCCCAAAGAGTTCAAGACCAAGGGTAATATTGACAAAGTGCGTGCTATATGGAACAGATACTTCCATGGAGACATCGACATCGAAACCGCAAGGGCAGAAATCTTTGCCCTTGCTACAACCAGCAAAGACTTTCCCCAAGGTAAGGACATTGCAGGGTCAATTAAAGATGGTAAAGGACTGGGAGACACAGCCTGGGCAGCAGCCATGGGGGTCGGCTTCGATCATCCTGGAGGGCCTGAAGGAACCGATGACTCAGGAACTGTTCCTCAACGTGGAGGGCCTAGGGGGCCTAATCCCAGAGGAGGCAGTGGACAATCTGGAGGTAATGGTGGCGGAAGGAATCCTGCCGCCGTGGTTCGGCCAACTTCCATCCTCCGAAGAGGAGGAGTAGGCAAGCCGTCACTCAGCCTGCCGCCCGGCCAAGCCTCGCCAGAAGCTGCCGCTTGGAAGACCGTGGACGGCCGCACTTGGCTGACGGAGGCGGAGGCCAAGAGCACAGGCCTGATGTATTACAACATTGAGCCAGACGAGGCCGGTCTTAACGACCAAGTGACTGAGGAGGAGCGTAGGATGCTGCAACGCGGGAAAGTGCTCGACATCGAAGCCGAATCAGTGCCGCCAAGTCAGGCCATTCTTCGTGCTCCTCTAAACGACAGTGAGGCTGATACTCTTAACCGGTTCGATGCAGACGCAGAAGAGTCTCCTGCAAAGGTAGCGTCCTCCACTAGTGTCCATGCGCTAAGATCGCACCCGGATTTCAATTCAGCCAAGTTCCACGGAGGTGTTCGTCAGGCTCTCAACCTGGTCGAAAACTTCCTGAAGCCGGCAGCAATCAAGGAAGTGCGCCAAGCGGTCGGCGGAGACACGGACAAATTGGTGTTTGTCCCGGTTCTTAGCCGAGAGGGAGATTCCATGAACATGATTCCTCTTGCTCTGGCCAATGAACTCAACCGAAAGATCGGCGGCAAGGTGTGGACGAAACTAGTGAAGGTGTCCAGTGCCCACAACACGGATGCGAGCAACATCGACCGAGCTCACACGGTTCATAACTGGTCGGGAGAACTACCACCCGAGGGGAGCACCATCGTTTTGGTGGACGACACCTTCACCACTGGGCAGACGCTTCAGTCACTAGGGGATATGTTCCAGAAAGTGGCGGCAGTCACCACGCTTGCCGCAGGGAGATACGGCAAGAATTTTCGTCCGACAAAAGATCAGGTTGCCGCCGCAATGAAAAAGGCTAATCTGAGTCATAGTGAATATCTCAAATACAGACCAACCGGAGCCGCAATCCAAAGCTACCTACTTAACGGCAAGCCTGGGCGCAACGGATGGGATGAGAGATTCACTGGTGAAGGAAGCGGAGGAGGCTCTACAACAGATGGCGGAGATGCAAAAATCCCGTCACTCCTCTCCTTCTTCAGCGGTGGCGGACTCCTAGAAGTCGGTCTACGAGGTCTGGTGCGCGGATTTGGCGCGGTCGAGTTCGACGCAAATATTGCCGAAGTTTACGCCCAGAACCACGGCGAGCACATTGATGCGGCGGACATCCGCACCATAAACTTTAACAAGTTCAAAGGGGCGGAGTACTTCCACGCCAGCCCAGTGTGCAAACAGTTCTCCGGTGTCAACACACATGCCTCAAAGGGGGAGAACGACGCGGATGTTACTACCGCCGAGGCAACTGCTAAAGCTCTCAAAATCATCCGTCCAGCAGTGTTCACATTGGAAAACGTGAAAGCCTACGAAGGAAGCTCTTCCCTAAAGATCATCACCGACACACTGGACGATCTTGGCTACACCTGGGATCAGGGCGTGTATGACGCAGCGGACTACGGAGCACCTACCCATCGCAAGCGGTTCCTCATTCGGGCAGTCGCCAAAGGAGGACTGCCTCCCGCACCCAAGCCAACTCACGGCCCCAAGGCTGGGAAACCCTACAAGTCATGGTGGTCGGCAGTGGAAGACTTGGTGGACGAACTCCCTTCAAGTCCTGTGCCGTTGAAGGCCAAGGATGGTGAGGGAGACAGCTACATCGTCAAACGTATGGCCTTGATGGGGGTGGACTTGCTCTCCACCAAGGAGCCAGTATTTCTGGCGGGTGGGTCAGCATCAGCTAACAACCTCCCGTTCTCCTACTCAAACGAACCGGCCCCCGTCATCAAGGCTACCAACGCCGAGGTGAACCGCATCCTGCTCCCCGATGGCCGCCAACTTCGTGCCACTCCACGGGTTCTGGCGCGGGTGACAGGACTTCCTGATTCCTACAAACTCCCCGAGTCGCAGGAACTGGCGGTAAAGGTTATCGGTAACGGCATTCCGCCCGCCCTTACACGGGCTGTCTTTGGGCCGCTCACGGCGTTGGCATCACGGGAAAATCCACGTCTCTCGTTGGGTGGCGACGACCCCGTCGCTTCTGCAAAAGCGGAGGCCATTAAGTTCCTCGCCGACAAGAACCCAGCTTTTCTGCGCGAGCTTGAGTCTGACACCGATGCCTTCCCCCACGGAGCTTACATGCTGGAGGTTCCTCTAGACCAACTGCGCCCCGGCAACGCTGCGTTCGATGAGAAGACTATTGCTTCCATCCCAGACATGTCGGCACCTATCATGGTGGACGCTTCTGCGCTATTCTCCACGGACAAGAAATCAGCGGGGTTGGTGGTCAGTGACGGTAACCACCGCTTGGAAAAAGCCAAACGGCGCGGCGATGCAACTATCCGTGCGATTGTCACGCCGTGGGATGACGCTGGGATGGAATTGGTGCGGTCGCTGGCCGAATCGGAGCGGGTTGATTCAACCAGTCAGGCTATTCTTCGCGCTCCACCAAACGCCGGCGTGCCAACTCAGATCACGCGAGACATGCGCCAACAGTTACTGGACCGCGGCTATACGAAAAAGCAGATTCACAAGATGAAGCCTGCCGAGGCTCACGCCATCTTAAATCCCCCAGTTGAACCCGCTTCCCCCGAGCCTGAAGAAGCTGGCCAGACCGATGCCGACATGGAGGCTTTCATTGCCGAGCAACAGGCCATCGCCGAAGAAGAGGCCGCCGCAAGGGAGGCACTACGCAACGACCCCGACGCCATCGACGCCGTGCAGGCAAGCGGCAAGATGTCAGGCCGCAACCTGTCCAAACAGTTCGAGTATCCCGAAGCCCGTGCCGTGTATCAGGCACTCACCTCCGCCCGCGACCAACTAGGCGGACCAGAAACCGTGCAACTCGACAAGCTCCGCGAGTGGGCCAAGAAGACCTTCGATAGCGACCCTGAGAAGTATGTGCAATGGGCCGCCGACATGGCCGAAGAAAGCAAACTCCTCGACGTGGACGAGCAGGCTGTACTCGGGCAGGCGTTCCAGTTCCTCACCCGAGAGGCCCGCCTCACTGGCGACAAGAACATCCGCACCCTCTTAAACAAGGTGGGCAACTACTACCTCGACACCGGCACCCGCCTAGCTCAGGCCATGAGCGCCCGCCGCGACCCGCTCGAGACACCCCAGGAACGCTGGACCAAGGCCATCGACATCGTATTTGGCCCAAGCGAGGCCGTCCGCCGCAACCTCCGCATCCTGCCTACCGACGCAGGCAAGGCCCGCCGCATCGCCAGCCTAGAGGCCGAGCTAGCCGAGGCACGGGGCAGCCGCCGGGCAGACGTGGAGGCCGCGCTCAAGACGGCCCGCGCCCAAGAAACGAAAGAGGAGTTACTCGAGAAAGACGACGCCGAAAGCGAGAAGATCAAGCAGGCAGTGCTCAAGAACATCGGAGTCACTGAAGATGACCTCATGCTCGCCGGCACCGACCGTGTGGCCCTCCATTCCGCCATACTTGACCTCCCCGCCGTCAAAGAAGGCCTCGACGCCTACAAAGGCAAAGACAACGACGGCTACAACATCATGCGCCTCGCCTTCCGAGGCTTCTCCGACGAGCACATTGCCAACGCCCTCAACCTCAACCAAGACGACGTAGGCCAGTTCATCAACGACGCCACCAACGCCATCATCCGCCCCGCCGTGGCCGAGCAGGTCAAGGCGGGCACCGATTTTGGCGGCCTCATCAAGGCTGGCTTTGCCAAGCTTAAGAAGGCCGTTGGACTTAGTAACCCACCCAAGGCCATCAGCGCCCAGTCAGCCCTCATTAAAGGCACCCGCCAGACCGTGGGGCAAGTTACCGCCGAGGTAAACCGCGTCATGGCCTACGCCCTCCAATCGGCCAAGGCCCGCAACTCCGGCAAGCTCATGTCCAAGGTGGTGATGACGCCCGGCGGCCAGCGCGTTCGCGTGTTTGTGCCCTTCGACCCCGATGACATGGCGAACTACTACGCCTTTGCCCGCGAGTTCACCGCCGCCAAGTCCAGCGCCTTTGACAAGGTGTACGAATACTGGATCAACTGGCCTCTCCTCTCCGGCCCTCAAACTCAGGTGGCCAACATCACAGGCAACGCCGCCCAGGTGGCATGGCACTACACAGGCCAGCGCCTAGCCGAGGCCACGCTCAACCTTGCCTACCAAGATCCAAACTCCGCACAGTTCCGCGAGTTCAAGCACGTCTTGAAAGGCTTCTGGCAGGGCATTGGCCCAGCCTTCGACATGGCCCGCCAAACCTTCCTGACCGAGGGCGACACCATCCGCCACAAATATTTGGGCGAACCAATGGAGATTGATGTTGTAAATGGCGACCTAGACAAAGTCGGCAACATCCGCGCAAGCGTGGGAGGCAAACTGGGCCGCATCAACCGCCTGCCAGGGCGTGTGCTGCGATTCACCGATGCCTTCTTCAAGACTGCCATCATGTATGCCGAAGCCTCCGCCGTGGCCTATCGTCGCGCCCATGTGGCCGCCAAGGCCCAAGGCCTTACCGGCAAAGCAAGGTCCACCTTCATTGACACCGAGATAGCCAACACCATCAACGACACATCAAGCGCCGTGTGGGGCGAGGTTATGAAGACTGCCGAGGAGTTGCTGTTCCAAGACGAAAACATGGCCACAGAGATCGTGGACACTGTGCTTGGCGGCTACAAAGGCATTCGCGATCTCGAGCAAAAGCTTGCCGAGGCCGAAGCCAAAGGCGACTACGAGCAGTCAGCAAAACTGCAAAAGCGCATTCGCTCCCGCAAGATTGTTGGCAGTCTGATGCGCTGGATATTCCCGTTCCAACGCACGCCAACTAATATTGTCCGCGTAGGCATCAAGAAGGCCGGCGGCTCTGCCATCAGCTTGCTCTACGGCCTGACGATGGCTGGCTGGCGATCAATGGGCAAGAATGGCGTGCCAATGATCAAGTCCTACCCAAAGGCCATGCAGATCAAAGACGCCTCCGAAACGCTATTGGCTGGCCTTGGCTGGCTGGCGCTGGCCTCAATGCTTGAAGGTGACGATGACGACGACAAGAAAAAAGTCTTGCTGGTCGGCACTCGGTCCCACTCTCTAAAAGACCGTGGCGCGACAGATCAATTCCTGCGCAAATACGGCGGCGAGAACTCCATCGTGTGGCAGGATGGCAATGGCAAAGTGCTTGGCACTCTTCCGTTCGGACGCTACGAGCCGGCCGCCACACTGCTTACCACATGGATCGATGCTTATCGCAACTACCAAGAGGTGAAGCGCCTCAAATCACAGGGCGAAAATGCATTGTACACGACCTACATGATGTCGAGCCTTGTGTCCTCGCTTGAGGACAAATCCTTCCTTCAAGGGTTTGCAAACGCCATGCAGTTCGTGCGTGACGTGGAAGAAAAGCGGGAAAGCCCAGACGAAAATGCAGGCAGCAAAATGCTGATGAACAACATCATCCCCAACCTGATCAAGCAACCCCTCCGCAATATGGACGATGTGCTTCGCGAGCGCACCACTGCTGGCTCAGGTTATGCCGCCTTGCCAAATCCAGCCGTGGCCCCCAAACTGCCAATCTTTGCGGCCCAGCCCAAGATCAGCACCACAGGCGAGAGGTTGACCAAGGCTTTCACGCCGCCGGCGAGGCTGCTATTCCAAGCCAACACCAAAGTCACCCCGCAGGCAGACGCCTTACTCTACCGCGCCAACCGCCTCAACCCGACTAAGCGTTGGAGTCCGCAACCCCTTAACCGCGACGACTACACCGCCGACCCACCCGGCAAAGCCAAGCCTCTGCCGATCACGGATCCAGCCAAACGCCGCCAGTTCGCCGAACTAGCCGGCCGCTTGTATGCCGCCAAGGCTGCCCAGGTAGCCGCCAAGGCTATGCCAAGCGAGAAATCCAAGCCAACGCCATCCATCATTACGGCCTTCAAAAAAGCCCGCGAAGACGCCATGGCTGCCGCCCGAGCTCAGGCTCACGCAATAGGCTTGCACAAGCCAACATCTACGCCATAACTACAAACAACATCGAATGCAGCGCCTAATCAACTCCCACCTCACCTTTGCAAACGACGCAGACGAGACAGCATTCGTGGAGCACGTCATCAATGAGGTGAACAATTGTCGCGACCTCATGGGCGTGCAGACCAACAGCCGCGATTACCGGGTTGGCTCACTCTTATGGCGTTGGGACAACTACCAACTCGCCTACGAACAGGACTTCGAGCACCGCAAAGCCAATTGCCTGCTCTTCAGGGAGACAAACCTCTCCCTGAACTTGCCGATGACCCCTGTAAACCAGCATGGCGACAAGATGGACAACGACCTCTTGGCGACTCCGGCCTTCTTTGGCCCTACAGCCGAGGGATCAGAGGACGAGAATCCGGCGATTGATATCCTGATGCAACGCCTCAAGCATCGGGCTAAGCTCACAAAGCTCAACGAGGTTGGCAAAAAGGCCAAGCAAGGCAGCCTGATCAGAGGCCAAGAAGTCACGCGAGCCGGGCTTAGCGAGGCCTTTTTCATGAAGCCGGTCATCACCCAAAGCGTAACCCTTGACGGTAAAGTGATCAAGGATAGCCAAGGCCAACCCGTTTTGGCGACCGACAAATGGATCAGCGACCCAACTTATCCAGACCGCCAAGTTTTGGAGCGCGACCCGCTTATCTGGGTGCCGTCTGGTGCTCCGTTGCAAATCAGCAAGCCCAAAGTCGTGATGCAGCGCATCAGCAAAGAGCCAGGCGCCGACAACAAAGTCATTCACTACGGCGACTTTTTCTGCCACATCAATGCTGAAAACATCGACGTTTCTCCCCTCAAAGGCCATGTCTTTGCCGCCAATCCGGGCGACCTGCTGATCAGCTACGCGCCAGAGACGCACGAAAAGAAAAACTTTGATGAGTACAACGACCTCGCCAAGACCGGCAACCTGACCGGCGGGGCCGACAACAACACCTACACCGTCCGCGCCAACCTCAACCGTGTGCGAGACGGTGAAGACGAGAACGTACAGCGGCCGGCCACCGAAGACCTGAAACGCTACCGCACCCGCGTCTATGTCGAGACATGGATCCGTTACGACGCCGATGGCGACGGTTATGCAGAGCCGATTTACGTCTTGCTCGACTGGGACGCCAAAATTCCGGTGCATTACGAATATGCATCGATCATTCTGCCATGGTCTGACAAGGAATTGCCGCACCCATATACCTGCCACCGCATCTGGCCTAAGCTGCACCGTTGGACAGGCCGCGGCTACTATGAACTGCTCGACACTTGGCATGAAGTCTCGGACAAGATGCTCAACCGCATCGAGTTCGATGCCAACACCTCTGGCAATGTCCTGTTTGAAAACCCGTTAGCCACACAACAAGGCATCGACGGTGGTGGCATCCAGTTCCGCAACTCGGAAGGGTATCAACTCCGCGCCGGCTTCACCGCCGACGACGCGATGGCCGTGAAAAGCGTGGAACCGGCCAATGTCGAGATTTTCTCCTCCTTAATGGATCGGTTCATTGGGTGCTCAGAGCGCAACTCCGGCCTGACCAGCCCAGCCGACGCCAGTGTGGCCGACGTGCCTGGCCAAGACACACTGGGCGTGGCTAAGATCCTCGAAAACACCAGCAACCAGAGCCTGCGAGCTCGAGAGGGGGAGATCGTGGAAGGCCTCACATCGATGCTGAATGACTTCATCGACATCGAGCTCTACACCATGACCAACACCGAGGCGGGCATGGCCGCCCTCATCGCTCAGGTCGGCCAAGAAAAGGCCATGATCCTGCTTGATTGGGTCAAAAACTTTCCAGAAGACGTGACGAACGTCTTTGAAATCAGCCTGACCAAGTCGCACAGTTCGCAAATGGTCGAAACCGGCCAAGCCATCATCAATGTGCTCAACCAATACGCCGCGATGGCTCCGCCAATGCAGCAGGCTATGGCCAGACAGTACACCGATATCCTGAAGGGCATCGGAGAGGCTAGCCCCGAAACCACTCTCGCCGCCATCCAAAATGCCTCTGCCATGATGGCCCAAGCCCAAGCCGAGGCCCTTGCTATCGAGGCGCAAGCAAGCCAGCCGCCGGCAGAACCTCCAACCCGGTAATCCGCCATGTCGAAGCCACTTGAATCCCTCGCCGAAGAATACCTCCTGCAACTGGAGCAAAACGAAGCCTACAGCAAAATTGTTGTCAAGCCGTACGCATCCTATGCAGAAGGCGCTTTGCGCAAGGCCAAGGCCGAAGCCAGAAAGCCAGCCAGCGAACGCAATTTACAGGTGATTGCCGACTGCTTGCGCGAGCATATCATCTACGACGAAATCTCCACACTTGTCTCTGGTCAGTTGGTCGTCTTGCGCCAAGGCCGAGCGGCCAAGGAAAAGGCCGGCCATGGCGGGCAAAAAGACTTGCAAGTAAGCGACGAAAACGCATAACTACACACAATAATGGAACGCTACCCCCAAAACTACTACCACTACATGGGTGGGCTCATCATCCAAAAGCAACGTGCTTTTGAGACAGTTACCTCGCCTGACACCGCTGAAGAGATCGTGGCCGCCGTAACTGGCAAGCGCATCGCCGTGTTCTACGCCGAAATTCGCGCTGATGCCGATGCCGTGGTGACATTCAATTCCGCCTCTACGGCCATTGACGCTCCCGAGTATGCGGCTGCCTCTGGTGGCAGCAACCGTGGCAGTCCCGACAACCAAACGCCTCTTTTTATCACGCAGCCTGGCGAGGCGCTTACCGTCACATCGACAGGCACGGCCAGCGTTTCAATCCGTGTCATTTGGGCACCTATTCCAGGATAAAACAATAATGGCTAACGCACTGACACTTTTAGGATGCGGTGTTAGTGGGAGCGTTATTCCACCACCTCCTGAAAACTGGATTCTGCATACCGGGCATTGGGATGATGACGGCAAATGGAAAGACAATGCAGTTTGGATAGATTAACATTATGGCTCTTACACCTATTACTAACGGAATGTCAGGCGCTAATTGCCGGACAAACATCAACGCATCTTTCACGCAAGTTGATGCCAACACGACCAAACTTGATGGAATTGAGGCAGGTGCTGATGTCACAGACGCTGGGAATGTTGGATCAACCATCCACGGCGCAACTCCAAAGACGACTCCAGTCAATGCAGACACGATGCCGTTGATCGACTCCGCTGCGTCCAACGTCCTCAAGAAGGTCACCTGGGAAAATATCAAAGCAACGCTCAAGACCTACTTCGACACGCTCTACTCGACCTTCACCAACCCGATGTCCGCAAGCGGTGACATCATCTACGGTGGCACGGCAGGAGCAGGCACTCGTTTGCCAAAAGGCTCAAATGGTCAGGTTCTGACACTGGCTTCAGGACTGCCGTCTTGGGCAACACCGAGTGCTGGTGGCACGATCTCCACCCCAAAAGTTTTTTATGTGGAGACGACAGCCAACGGAGGCAATGACGCCACTGGAGCGGTTGGAGATCCCTCGAAGCCATACGCTTCAGGCACGGCCGCTTACGACGCAGGCAATGCAGCTTTTAGCCCATTTGTAATTAAGTTTGGAGCAGATAGCCATGTGATTGCGATCACTGCGGACATATCAGCGTATTTTAAGCAGGCTATCGGTGTTGGACAGGATTTAACCACCCTGTCCATTACTGGCACCCCCGCCTCTGGCCTCACTGGAACAGCAGGATATAACACAACTCTAAACATCCAGAACTTAGACCTAACCATTACCGCTAACGGTGGTGCTGCAACCGATACGATGCAGGACGGTGGACAAGGGGGTCTTCATACGATTGAAGGCAGCAACAGTAAACTGAGCGTCTTTAGTGCAGGTGGTAGTTCCGCTGATAACAACGGTGGTGGCGGAGGCGCAGTCAGACCATCAGGCCAAATTCGTGTCACTCAAATCAACCTATCTGGTGGTTCTGGTGGTGGTATGGGAGGTGCCAACGGTGCCAACGGAGCTATCGACTACGCTGATGGGTGCAATCTCGTCGCGTGTACTTACACAGGTGTCTCCAACTCCGGTACATGGGGTCGATGCTCATACACTGCTGCTGACATCACGCCAACTACAACCCTAGCCTGCGCGGCATATTAAGCATGACTACTTCATTCACTTTTAAATGGCAACTTTCGCCGAAAGAGTTTCTTCAAACTAAGCTCACTCAATCAGAGGTCGTGAGTTTGTTTTCATCCGAATTAGCTGACCTCATCTACTGGCGTTCTGTCGGCCTTGGTGCTGACCGTATCCGTTCAGACTCTGCCGAACTCGTTGCCGGATTAGACTTGCTAATCCAAACTGGAATTCTTACCCCTTACCGAAAACATGAAATTCTAGCGTAACCCAAAAACTTTATCTTTGTTTAATTACAATGGCAAATGCATTAACATTACTAAATGCTGGATATAGCGGCAGCAGAAGTATGTTAACGCCTCCAGTGCTAACAGGCTGGGGAGAAGGAGGAGGTGGAGTAGATTTAGAAGAATATTATATTGTAGCAGTAAACCTTGATTGGAATGAAGTTGCTAGTGCCACAAACTATAAAATATTTCGTGCGGAAAATCCTCCTCCGTATGGTGCAGGCGCTTACTCGTTGCTCGACAATGAGACGCTTCTTGAATACCGAGATTCAGCAGTTGTATGGGATGGCGGCAGCGGGCCGCATTACGGATACAAAGTCATTGCCACTCATGGGGCCAGAGAAAGTGGCTACAGTAACGAGCTTATTTTTTCTCCAGCATTTGTTCCGCCTAGCAGTAACACTTATTTACGACCAAATGGAATTGACGGGTACCGTCGTCCTGGAGGCGCAGACATTTACATACGACCATAATGGCTGATCTTACCACATCTAATGACATAGATACATTCATGGCATCTGCTGACCAAGCAGCCATGAGAACGAATCTGACGTTAAACAATGTCACCAATCACGCCCAGACTCAGGCAGCAGTTGTTCCAAACACTGCACCGACAGCAGGTCAGTTACTTGTGGGTAACGCAGGAGGAACAGCTTACGCTCCAGTCTCCTTGTCTAGCGATGCTACCGTAGCCAGCACAGGCGCACTGACTTTGGCAACGGTAAATAGCAATGTTGGGAGTTACGGAAGCGCAACTCAGTCAGCAGCAGTCACGGTCAATGCCAAGGGTCTAGTAACCGCTGTCAGCACATCCACAGTCACTCCAGCAGTTGGGTCAATCACAGGACTTGGTACGGGAGTCGCCACTGCTCTGGCTATCAATGTTGACAGTGCAGGTGCTCCTGTCGTCAATGGTGGAGCACTTGGCACACCATCGAGTGGCACACTTTCTGGATGCACAGGATTGCCTATCGCTGGACTCACTAGCTCTACTAGCACCGCTCTCGGAGTTGGGACACTTGAACTTGGTGCAGCATCAGACACAACCTTGGCTCGTAGTAGTGCGGGCAATGTCACTATCGAAGGCAACCTCATTTATCGTGCAGGTGGTAGCTTCGTTGGGCTGCCCGTCGATCTTGGCTATGCCTGTTCTGATGAAACAACTGCGCTAACAACGGGCGAAAAAGTAGTATTTTACGCACCCTTTGCCTTCAACCTAACGTCAGTCGAGTGCTGTGTCACAACAGCCCCAACAGGCTCAACCTTGGACGTTGATGTAGAGAGTCCAGCAGGCACATCTCTGCTGTCCGCTGTAGCTTCAATCTCCGTGAGTGCCTTCACAGCTACAGGAAGCGTTTCTGGAGGCACCCAGTCGATAGCCAAAGGTGCTCGCGTCTCGATAGACATCGACCAAGTCGGCACAACAGTCAAAGGCACAGGGCTGAAAGTGACACTTCTCGGAACCCGCGCATGAATGTTGTGAACCCATATCTGTTCGCTGCTGGCGGTGCTGGATTTGCCCTTATCGGCAGCGCATCTGGTACGGGTAATTACGTTACTGCTACTACTAGTGCTATTGATACCACGGGGGCGACGTTGCTAGTGGTCGCTTTTGCGGATTACGCTTCGGTTCCAGCCTCTGTTATTACGGACAGTAAAGGCAATACATGGAATATGCTCACCGCCCGTACCTCTTCATACGCTCGCAGCAGAATAGGGTGGTGCGTTCCGACTTCAGTTGGTAGCGGTCACACCGTTACCGCGTATGGGTATGCGGGAACATATCCGGCAGTTGCCTTTCTTGCCTTTTCAGGAGCATCCGCATCCCCTTACGACACAGAGAATGGTAGTTTCACGAATGCGGCAACCTCACTGAGCACCGGATCACTAACACCATCAGTCAATAACGCGCTGGTCGTTGCTGCGGTAGGCATTGGCAACTCAACAGGTTGCTCAATAGATAATGGGTTTACCTTATCGGAGGCCGAACCATTTGTTGGAGGCAACAATTTCTCACTTGGATTGGCTTATAAAATACAGACAACGGCTACTGCCGTGAACCCGCAGTGGTCTTGGTCGGGAAGTGTTGATGCCGCAGCAACAATCGCCAGTTTTAAACCTCAATGAGACTTCTATACAACACACTCACCGAACGACTGCAACCATATCCCCGCAACGATGACGAGGATGTGGTTGGACTGTCATCTGAATACCTTATCATGCAGGTAGTCAATGCCGCCAAACCAGTCTTCGACGAAGCAACAGAGGTTCTTGTCCCTGCACAGACAGTCAACACTACCACGCAAACCGTGACGAACAGCTGGACGATTGCACCAAAGCCTGAGCCAGTTTCATTACCTGTTGCAGTCTCCATGCGTTCTCTTCGACTCGCTTTAATCGACGCTGGACTCTATCAGTCTGTTGTCGCTGCGATCAACGGCATACCTGATGCTACAGAAAGGCTCAAAGCTCAAATCTGGTGGACAACATCAATGACTGTTTATCGCAATAATCCTTATGTTGCCGCAATCGGATCTGCTGTTGGAAAAACCACAGACGAAATTGATCAGATTTTCGATGCATCAAAAACTCTCGACCTAGCATAAAAAATGAATCCCGTGGAACTGCTTGATCATTGTAACTTAATATTAGGTAGAGTCGAAAAACTCTGGAAGATTGCTCTATCGATCATGATTGCTGCTGGTGGCGGTGTGCTATGGGGTGCAAGATTGGAGTGGCGAGTTACTGAAACCGCTGCAAGTTTAGTCGAAGTTAAAACTAAGGCAGACAGCACTGCTCTTGATGTTTCCCGCATCAAGGGACACATGAATATCAGCAAGACCACACCTCCGACCAGCACACTGCAAACTGTATCCATTCCGCCCTGCGTAGAAACCGAACAAGAAACCCACTGATCCATGAAACTTATCTACACACTTGTCGCCACCAACACCGGCTGGATCACCCGCCAAGTCCTCAAGTACTCCACGCTGGCAGCGGCAGCCTTGGGTGGCTACCTCGCCAAGCAAGGTGTTGATGCCGACCTCACGCTCATCATCACGACTGCGGTCGTTGGTTCCGCCACCTTTATCACTGAACAGGCTCTCAGCTATATCGCCAAAAACCACGCAGTTCAGCAATGAACCTGCTCGCCGCCCTCACTGCTGCGCTCCGTGCGTTTCCGTTATGGCTGGCATGGGAAGTGACCAAACACATCGAGCGACTCACGAAAAAGATCATTTTTCATGAAGCAAAAAATACTTCCACTGATGCTCGCATTGCTGACGAGTTGCGCATCTCCCTCGCCTACTGTCGCCGACTCCATGACGCTTTATGCCCCCCCGTTCCTGCGCCTGAAGGCGGGAACGGTGATTCAAACGTCACTCGGGCGATACCAGTCGCAGAGTGACGAGGTGTGGCACTCTGACGCCGAGTATCAGCGCCGGGTGCGCGAGGCACTCAAACCCTGACCCATCGCCACCATGCTCGCCGAGATCCTTCCTCAAATTGCTCTCACCTTGGGCATGACCTCTTTCATCGTTTTCCTCACGATAATGATACCCCTAGCTATCTTCCGCTCATGACACCCATCGACTTTGTCAAAGAATTCCAACGCCGCAACAAGCTGGAAACTGATGGCGAGCCAGGGAACAAAACGCTCGGTGCTCTCGACCGGCTGTTGCCGCCTACCCAAGCGCAACCTGCCACGGTAGTCATTCCAGCGTCGCAGGCTGGACTGGCTCAGTCTCCAGCCGAGAAACTGGCCGCGTGCATTATCTCGCAGGCCAAACGCTTCTGTGGGTTGCAGGAAGTCCGGCCAAACCAGAACTGGGATAACCCAGACACCAAAGGTTCTGACTCGGCACTTGTGGCTGAACTCATTGCGGGAATGCGCCAGTCGCCTTGGGAGGCGGGTTGGGCCTACTGCGCGGCATTTGCCGAAGCTGTGGTCGCCAAAGGGCTTGAGCAATACGGGGCGACTCCAGACCAGATCGCCAAATTTCGCAAAGTCATGTCTCCGCACTGCATGACTTCTGTCCGCGCCTTTAAGCCGCTTGGCCTGCTGATGCCTACGCCGGCGCCTGGCGCAATCTGGCTGGCCCGCCATGGCAGCACAGACAACGGGCATGCCGGCATTGTGGTTACACCGCACGCACCGCACATGGACACCGTCGAGGCCAATACCTCGTTCGATTCCGGTGGCAACCAACGCGAAGGCGACTGGATCACCAACCGCATCCGGCCGATTGCCGGGCCGGGCGAATTGCGCACTCAAGGGTTCGTGCATCCGTCGAGCATCCTGAAACTCTGCGGCCTAGCCTGATACTGCATGGCAACAGCCTTTCAAGAGCTCTCAGGGTATGGCCTAGGCTTGGCCATCATGGCCGGAATGGTTCTGGCAGTGATTGGCATTTTCATGATCATTGACAAGTGGCATGGAGGCCCATAGGATTAGCCGGCCATGAACACGACACCCGACCACCATGACTGAAGAGCGAGTAGCCTTTGAACTGCACCGGCAAGTTGCCAAGGCCGCCCATGGCCAAAACTTCCATCATGTCACCACCGTCATCACCCGCGCTATGTGGCAAGTCTTCCTGCGTGGCATCGGCCTGCCAGACTCTGAAGAGCCAAATGCCGAAACGCTTTTGTCCAAGGCTCGCCGTGTGGCGGGCTCTCGCACTGTTGTCTTGGATGTGCCGGGTATGTGGGCCGTTTCACGCTTAAACTCTCTATGATCCAAGAACTCAATCCAAACTCGACCACTATCAAGGGCGAGCAATACGCCATAGCATGGAAAGCTCTAAACAATGTGGGGGAAGCCTTCACGCCAGAGCAACGGGCGCACGCCAAGTGCTGGCTGACTTACCGGGCAACCGATGGCGAGATTACGGCACATGACTGGCGAGAGAAAATCTTTCCCATAGACATCGGCGACATCGAAAGCCCTGGAATGGCTGTTCGCTGGTGGTACTCACAGAGTACGGCAGAGATTTACATGCACATCCTCCAAGGTATCCCTGGATGGATGGATTTTGCTGATGCGGTTTATAACCGACTCCCCACAGGCGACCTTGAGTTGCATCCAGGGATTGCGACCAACTTCATGCGAGTCATGGCACTGTTAACCTATGCGCTGTACCTCGAAGGTAGCCAGGAATTCAAAGGAGTCGCCAGAGAGAGCATTAAGGCATGGCGTGAGATGTGGAAGGACGTTGATCCAGAAAAACGCCCCTTGCGCTTCGCCGAAGTCGCCGCAGATGCAGTCCCACTCTATGTTATGGCCCGCCTCCTGACGCTCGACAAGCCTCTGGAGCCATGGGCAGACACGCTGGTCAATGCCCAGGCCTCAACGCCCTGGGGCAAGTGCCTGATCGAACTCGGCGTTCATCCCCGCCGCCTCTGGTCAGCCAAGGCCACCAGCACGGCAGGCAGCAAGGTCGGCTTGTATAAAGAGCTTCACGCCTCCCAGAAGTATGGGACAGGCAGCATGTCCGAAGGCTTCAAGAAAAAGCTACTCGCCACTCTGCCACCCATCAAAGACGGCGAAAACGTCATCGACTTTGGATGTGGGCAGTCCCAGGACGCGAAAAAGCTATGGCCTCAAGCCAAGGTTACGCGCTACGACCCAGCCATTCCAGGCATCGACAAAATGCCGGACATCATCCATCGCGCAGGCTTGTGCTTTGAGGTCATGGAGCACATCCCAGAAGACGAGGTTATTGGCATTCTGAGCCAAATGAACAACCTTGCCCAAATCTGGGCCATCACGGTCCACACCGGCCCGGCGGCCCAAAGGCTGGGGACGGGCGAGAACGCCCACTGCACGCAGAGGCCCGTTGAGTGGTGGATGCAGAAGTTTCGCGAGGTGTTTATCGGCAAAGAGCTTCGATGCTCGCCAATCAATGATCAACGCTTCCTGCTCATCAGCACATGAACCTTCCCCCCGTCATCGGCATCACAGTCTGCAACAAGCCCTACGAGGCCTTGGCCCACCAAGCCGCCGCCAGCTTCCGCAAATACACGGGAGCGCCCGCCCTCATCCTCACTACCGACGACCCCGCTTCCTATGACTGGAAGTACGCCCTGCCCGAGATAGCCGGAGATCGCGTCTTTTGCTTCTTCGATGCAGACACGCTTTTCATCAAGCCTCTCGACCTCGCCCCCTTCCGCAATATCTCAGGCGTGGCCGCCGTTCGGGACGCCTCTAGGCAGGCCTTGGACTCGTTCTGCCTGCCGGATGCCCTGACCCTTGGCTTTCCGCCAGACCGCTACTGCAACACAGGTTTTCTGATTGCCAACCCAAGAGTGCCAGCCGTGCGGGCCGCCTTTGACTTGGCCCGGCGGCTCATGGGCGAGATGCGGGCTGGCATTGGCCCGGCCTTAAAGGACGTGACAGAACAGAGCATTTTGAATGCCGCTTGGCACAGGGCAGGCGTGGATATGATGTTTCTACCTGATACCATGAACTTCTGGCCCCATGCTTGCCATCGTGGCTGGCTGGACTGGCAGCCGGGTATCCAGGTGCTCCACGCCGCCGGGGTGCCCTTGGATCAGAAGACCGAGTTCCTGGCCCGCCATGCCGCCGTCTTTGAGGCCTGACCTCACGCCCGAGCTTGGCCGGCATTGCCAAGCACACCTCTATTACTACTATGGAAAACACGACACCAAACCCAAACCAACAGGAAGCTTTTGTCTTCCAGACGAAGCAATGGCGCAAAGACCTCGACGAATGCCTCCAACGCCTCAAGCAGGGCAGTGACAAAGGCTACACCGGAGAACGTGCGCCAGACCATCCCGTGCGATCATCGCGTGAACGCAGCCTCGCTATCACCAAAATCGAAGAAGCAATCATGTGGTTGGGCATGGATCTCAAGGCGCAGAACACGCCCAATCCATACCCGCACAGCAAAGACCCGACCTCGCTCGTCATCGAGCCAACGGCGGATGGGTTGAAGATGTAAGTCTACAAAGCCCGCTTGGCATTGGCTGAGCGGGCTTTTCCTGCCAAAAACTTCCTCTTGCCATTCAATAACTACAGACAATACTAAAACCACTATGTCCGACAACGCCCAAGCCTCTTTCGATCCCTCCGCCATGCTTTATGGCAATTTGGATAAGTCACCAACCGACTTTGCCGCGGCTTTTTCAGCAGGCTCCAAACAAGTCTCCCCTCCGGCCGGCTCACTGCTCCCCGACCCAGACGATAGTGCCGGCCAAGATCCGGCCAGTCCCATTCCAGCCACCGACCCAGGCACTTATGAGCTCCAGCCTGATTCGGCTGTCACGGCCGCCCCCACAGAGGCCGCCCCTGCTGTAGATGAACCGGCACAGCCGGTCCCCGAACCCGTTGACCTCACTCCCCTTTTCACGCAAGGTCTTGAAGACTATAACGCCATCGCTTTGGCTGCCCAAGAGGCCGCCCAAACGCTCGCCGACCTGCAAGGCAACGCAGAGGGCATTGCTGAGTTTACGCCGGAGATGTCCGATGCCATGCAAGCCAAGATGAAGGCGGAGGCTAATGCTGAGCGTGCGTTCGATGAGATCGCCGACGATTCGATCACTCTGGCGATTCAAAACTTCCCCGAGTTGGCTGACGACAATCATCCTGCCACCATTTCGGTAAAAAGCATTTTGGAGGCAAACCCTGAGCTTGCCAGTCGCACGCCGACCGCAGTCGCTGAGCTTTCCGTGCGTATCGCCTCGCAGATTCGTGCAAAAGCACCCGGTCAAGTTCCCAAGCCTGCCCCGCAACCCGTCAGCCAACCGCAACCCACCCCAGGCCCTGTGCCGGCAAGGGCTCCGGCTCCTGCCTCTGCAATGTCCAGTCATGCCAATGCCCAGCGCCCAGTGCCTGGCCAATCGGCAACGCCTGACATCGTGGCTCAGGTTAGGGCGGCCGCAGCAAAAGAAGGCGGTTTAGCCGGCCTGTTTAATTCAGTGCTTGGCAATTCAAATTCTTCGGGTAATATCCGAATGTCTTAGAGATAGCGGTTCCCCGTAAGGGGCCGACGCCAGTGTGGCGTGACAACAGATTAACAAGGCCTACGAAGCCTTGAGGTTCAATCTGTTCACAAATCACCACCACACTACCGTAATGGCCTCATATACCGAAATCAACGCTCAGACAGTCCAGGCACTCGTCGATCAATCCCCAACCTACGCCCGCCAGATTCTCTGGGTGTCAAGCATCGCGTTTGACAACGAGCGTTACAACCCATTCTCCGAACTCATGGGCGGCCTTGGCTCTGTTCGGCCCGTCAAAGAAGTGCTCGACACTTCCAAAGTGCGCGGAAACACCATTGTCTTCTCTTCTGAGGCTGGCCTCGGTGGCAAGGGCGTGCAGGGCAACACCAATCTGGTTGGCGCTGAAGAAGTCCGCAAATACAGTCAGTTCACTCTGACCATCGGACTTCACCGTCACGCCGTCGCCGAAACCGTCACCACCAAGGACCTGACGTTCATCGGCACCACATTCGACCAGAGCGCCCGCCGCGGCCTCAACGAGTGGGTGCAGCGCCTCAAGTGCGACTGCATCGAAGCCGTCATGCTTGGCAGTCAGGAAACGTACAACACGTTGTACGCCGGCAACAAGGCCAGCATCAACGCCCTGACCTCGACGGATGTGGTCACCAAGTCCACCATCGGCCAGGCCAAAATCCAAGCCAACGGCATCAAGATGCAGGAAATCGAAATCGCCCGCGGACCAAACGGCCAGCGCATCCTGAAGTACTTCTTCCAGGGCAACGACTACCTGTTCCAAGGTCTTCGCGAAAACTCGACTTGGGAAAGCCTGCTGGCGACCGCCGGCACCCGTGGCCCGACCAACTACCTGTTTGCCGGCAACCTTCCTGAGTATGACGGTGTCATGCTCAACAACTGGGCTGTCTCCAACACCGCAGCCGATGCGGCTCAGGGTGCTTTCTGTGCTCCCCGTGCCTACCTCGGCGTGGCAATTGCCGCCAAAGCAACCACGACTACCCTCACTGCTCTTAGCGGTGGCGGTTTCAACGGTTCTTCGGTGCTCACCACCAATGCCGTCGCCAAAACTGCAAACGACTACTTCCGCTACTTCCCCGGTGCTCCATTCACCGCGTTTGAGCAGACGTTTATCGCGTCGAACACCGACGCCAAGTACCTCATGGTCATCAACGGCTCGGGTGCGGACGCTGGCAAGTTCAGCTTCTTCAAGTACACGACCACCGACGGTCTGACCATTTCCGACACAGGTCTTGAGCGCCTTGGCTCCACGACCGCCGTCGATTATGCCACCACGCTCACCGGCTCAACGATCACTTGGGGAACCGCTCCATGGACCAGCACCTACCTCACAGAAGGTGTCATTCCAATCGGCTCCCTGATGATCCCCTGCAACAGCAAGGGCCAGCCATACGTCTGCGGCTACTTCCTCGGCAACAATGCCGTGTATTGTGGCTACGGCACCGTCAACGGCAAGGCCAGCACCGCCATGGGCCAGCGAGTCACCCAAGAAAACGACTACACCAACCGCTTCGGTATCGGTGTCCAGATGGTCTGGGGTGCCACAGCATACAAAAATGCAGCCCTCATCAAGAACGGCTACATCGTCGTCTATGGCGCATGGAATGCCCCAGGCATGCCAGAAGTGAGCTAACGTCCCGCCAAGAGGCCGCCTAGCTTGTCCTGCTAGGCGGCCTTTTTGGCAAACCCAAACCCGCAGCGATCTACACAAATGCTCCAGATTACCCCAATTCCCACGAATCCGGCGGACCTGCCAGCCCTTCTCGGGGCCAGCCTGTCCACCAACCACCGCGTCTTTGTTTACGACTCGTCCAAGCCATCCGGCGATCCTCGGATCTGCGCCGACATGACCTTGGCCCAGTTTTTCAGCGGCGTGAATGCGCTCGTTAATGCGGGCACGATCATTGGCCCGCGATCAGACGTAGTGGAAGCCGTTACGGCAACCGTTGGTGGTGCCGCTATCGCAGCGGCCTCCAGCCACGTTACCGTCACCAGTGCCGACGCTAACCACATCGTCATCTTGCCCGCCCCTGTGGTAGGCAAACAGATCGTTGTGGACGTTGGTGCTACCGGCTTCGAGCTTCGCAGTTCCACGCCTGCCAGCATCGCCATCAACGGCGGTACAGGTGCCAGTGCCGAGTCCGCCATTGCCGCCAACTCCACATGCTACCTTACATGCGTCTCCGCGACTGCATGGAAAGGCTGGTTCATGGATGCCGACGGCGACGTTGCCAAGATTGAAGCCGCCCTCTAAACTGCCAAGCCAAAATACAGCCAGCCCAGCCTTGCCTTCCGGTGAGGCCGGGCTTTTCATTTATTAGATCACATGACCCCAAGTTGTGCCTTTAATAATGAATCCTATACATGGACGGCTGCATTTGAATCGTTCAGCGATAAGGCGTAACAGCATCCCGTCTTTGCGTAATCGCCTGATTTCTATTATGTCATCATTGGTGAACTTGGCTAATCCATGCCTCACACCTCTAGCCATCCTTTCAGGACGTTTTCTTGAGTGGTGATTATCGCCGCGAGGAACGCTTTCAGGGTGGGTGTGCCAGCCGTGCCGTAATCCGCGTGCAGCCGCCCCTGGATGTTTGCGCAAACCTTGACTATCACCTTTAGCCTGCCTTCCCTTTCTGCATTTATCATCGGAATTATCCTGGATTGAGCCAAGAAATAAATGGTCTGGACGGACGCACTGAGGATTATCGCAGTGGTGGCAGATAAACATACCTGGAGGTATTTCTCGATTCCGAGACATCATCCAAGCTACCCGATGAGTTCCCACACGCTTTTGGCGTAAAAAATACTGGCCGTACCTTCTTTTTGGCTTCCCGCCTTGCCATAGCCAACATCCATTTGATATGTGGACTTTAGCCCAAAAATGGTTTCGTTCTTTGTCTGTAAAGTTGACTTTAATGCAGATGTCTGCATTCATAACTGATACTTCATTCATAGCGCAATATGTCTGGGGTTAAACGCCGGATCACCTCGCAAAAGGTATCCGGCGTTGCTATAATAACAGATGTGAGCGGCCATTCAAAGACTTCTTGCTGAACTCCAAAAAGAGATGTAGTGTTCGGCGGACACCAGACACCAAACTATATGAAAACTTGTTGGCAGATAACTTTTCCGCAACACCCCGGCCAAGCCTTCCCCATCGCCGCCAGCAACGGCCAGACCTTGCCCAGCCGAGCCCGCTCAGACGTAAGGCCAAAGAAGGGCTATCCCGTCCGCATCTTGACCCGCGCCGAGTGGGATGACCAGAACAAGGTGGCAGGGCCATACTTGGCGGCCTACCAACCCAAGCGGCCGGTGCCAGACGTGGACTTCGAGGCCGAAGACGGCAGCCTGCACCCGACAGCGGAGGATTGCATGGCCCATGAGCTACAGGCTCGCTTTGGCGTGAGCACACTGGCGGAGGTGGAGGCACAGATGAAGGCCGTCGCCGACAAGTTCGCGGCTGGAGACGCAAACGAGGCCCTCTACGACGCAAACGGCAACCCGCCATTTTCAGGAGTGCCTGACAAGCCTTTGATGCATTCTGACGATGCCGTCCGCCTACTTGCCTCTGCATTGTCGCAACGAGCCCTCAAAGTCACAGATGCCGCCAAAGCCACCGGCCTCACGCCGGCCCAAGTGCGAGCTACGGCGGCCGGCATGCCAGAGCATTTCGAGCATAGGGGCGGCAGAGTCTTCTTGGTTGGATGAACGCAGAGCACACATGAACACAAATGACGATCAAACACCGAAGGACACCGCCAAAGCGAACAGTCCGGCTGGTGTGAGTTGTGCTGCTACGTTTGGCTCTGAGGAATGGGCAAAGGGCTACGCGCAAGGGCACCAAGCAGGATACGAGCGAGGCATGGCAGATGCCCTTCCGTTGCCCACCGACATCATTGCTGTCCGCGTCCCATGCCCCTTGCCGTTCATGCTGAAGATCATGAAGGCTTTTGGTTGCAAATACCCAAAGGGCCGTATGCGCCAAGTAGGAGAATGGACGCATTTCACAAACGAGGAAGTTCTTTAGAACAAACAGCTCACCGACGCAGTTCGGTGCAGCGCACGTTCAAAGTTGCCCGACGCTTCTGTAAAGCATGGATAAATTACGGATTACCCATGGGCTTTGTTCTGCTGCGGTTATCGTGAAGCGAATCTTTACAGCCTCGCCTCCTAATTGAGCCATAACTTTACGCAGTTGCTGAGTGTTGGTGCTGTACAAATCCGAGACGGTTCGAGACACACTGAACCCGGACTTATTCACCAATTCGATATCAACAAAAGCGCGGCTGTTTTTGACGGTGGAAAACAACAACCCGGTAAATTGCTTGAATTGGGTTAACTTCCCAAGGTCAATAAACCCTGTTTCTACGACTGATTGCACGGATTGGTAATATCGGTAACCTCCTCGATCCACATACCCATAGCCAGCATATTGCGCAGGGATAGGGGTAGCAATAGCGTGTGGAGTGTAAGCAGCACTTGCGCTCAGTTCATCGCCGCTGTCGTTTTGCTCGCGACTGTCTTGGAAAAACAAGTTGCCATCTTCATCGCAAAACACTGTTTCTGGGCGTTCTGCTTCCATTTTGGCCACACAAAACACCTTGGGATAAGTAAATTCTCCTACGACACCATTGTTCTGGAAATCAAAGGCAAAGCTTGTCAGTGTATTGTCCTGCCCAGGCAACGAGTACCAATAAATGTCCGACCGCAGATCAACCCAGGTATTCACACGATCTGGTTGCTGGCCAATTTTATCAATGTTGGCAACATCCAGAATGTACTCGATGGCATCTTTTGTACTGGCGGCAATGTTCCGCCGTCCATATCGCGCGCCGGAAAATTCGTAAATTTGCAAGTCCGACCCCAAGAAGAAAATCTTGGAATTCTCATAGTCGGTAATGCACGCAGGATTTAAAGCTCCCACGGTGACTTGCGGAATATGCTTGTCAGCCGTTGGGTCGGACGGGTTGAGCAAAATAACCCCGTTATTGGTATGAACGTGCAACCTGTAGTCGTCCGTGTACAAGGCCGTCACTTTAAGCCGACTCGTTTGCCGCGCCATCGTGATTAGCTCTGGGCTTTCAGCATTAGCCCCCTCGGGAGCGATCTCGTCGTCTGTGGCAGTTTTTGAAACGTACAATAAATCAGGATTATCGGTGCCCCCACCGAACCAAGTTTGGCCACCGACCGAAACCACATCCTTGTAGGGCAGTGGTCGATTTTGATCTACTGCCATTGCCGTGCCGATCTCTGTGTTAGTGCCAACTTGCAATGTTTTGCTGCCAGATGTATTAGCGACCTCACCCACCAAGTTCCACACGGCCGCAGTGCCTTCTCCGAATTGGAAATAAACGCGGATCAAATCAAACCGGCCGCCCTCGGCTGTCGGGTCTGGCGTGATGGTAACAAGAATGTCTGAGCGCGTGGCCTCATCGAGGATGATCTCGTTTGAAATGTCGGAGGAAATGCCCTCATAGCCTAGCCGTTCTGTGCCGGAGTCGAAGTAGCGCAGGTACACCGTGCAAGTCTGCGAAGTCAGGCCATCAGACGTGCCCGAGCCTATGCCGCCGGATAAGAAGGTCGGGCCATAACTGCCGGTATCGCTTGTGGCGTCGGCGGCGGACTTGCTGGCCCCCAAGATGCCCACCACGCGGGTATCCGCCGTGACGTAGGCCACAATGGCGTCGGTTGAGTTTGCCGGGGCTGTGCTGCCCGTGATGATCGTGTAAAGGTACGGGTTGCTCGTCGTGCCAGTGCCGGAGAGGGTGGAACTGATCGATGTAGCGTAGGCCGACTGCTGGATGGCAACGCGGATTCGGCTATTGCCGGAAGACCCAGGAAAGTTGGTGGCATCTGCCGTGAACGTAAGCGTGGCCGTGCCCGCCCTAACCGCCGTCCCTGTCGGGACAATGCTTTGTGCGCCCGTCCCTACGGTGGTGATGTTGAGGGCCGCTCCGCCTGCCGAGGCCGCCAGCTTGAAGAAAAAGACGTTCGTGCCCACGTCCCGCATGTAGTAGGTCGTGGCTACCAGCAAAGGCGCAGGCAAGGTGCCCGTGGTCGTGACCGTTATAGGCTGGGCGTCGGAATAGCCATGACCGAATAGTTGGTAGAGTACTACACTTGTGCCTGCCGTCGTGATGTCGATGGCCGCCCCGCCAGCCGTGGCTGACAGGCTGACCGTCGTGCCGGAAACGCTCTTGCAGTAGTACAGCGTGTTGTTACTGAGGCCACCGGGGGCCGCCGTGGCGACAAGTAAGACGGCCATACCCTCGCTGGGCAAGAAGCCGGACACAGCCAGCGTGTTGCTTGCCTCCGTGACAACGCACGTCCCTGTGGTCGTGTAGCTGTAAACGTAGTCGGTCGCTACCACGGGCAGGAACTTGAAAGCCGCCGAGCCTGCCGAGCCCGGCAACTCCCAGCGAGCCTGCACGTTGCTTGTCCCGGCTGGCGTGGCTCGGCTAATGACTGGCGTAGTTGGCTTGACGTTGGAGCCTGCTGTGCGCCATTTTCCGGGCGTGGCCGTCCGGCCTAGCTGGAAGATGCCTGGCGTGTCTGTGCTGGCGTTGTTGCTCAGCATAAGCTGGGTCGCCGTGCGCTTGCCATACCATCTGGCATCGGCGTCGTAGCCCACGGCCAACACTTCCCATGTGGGAGTGCCTGCGCTGAAGTCGTAAGCGCCGGAAGTAAAACTGCCGTCGTCGCCACCGTAGAAAAGCCCTCTGGCTTTACTTTGAGTGAGGTCGTAGAACAGTAAAAAGTTTTTTCCTTGTCGATACACGCGCACCAAAACCGTTTTATTGGCCGCCCGAGCCGGCGCATCAACGCCAACGCCGGACGGGTAGCCGGCAAAGGGCAGGCTGCGGATTTTTGTGGCAGCGGTTTCCGCGGCAAAGGTGGCCCAAAGACGGGTGTATTTTGGAATACCTTTAATGGCTCCAGTTGGGCGCAGCAGTGTGTTGATGGCGCGGGTAAGCCGGCCGCCCATATCTGTCGTTTCAATGGAAGAAGCAAGGACGCCGAACTCGCGGACATCGTGAGTGTACAACTGGTTCATCGTTGATTGTTGTATCGATAGCGTTTCTGAATATTTCCGCCAATGGTCAACTGGGACGCTTTGGTCATGGCCAGACTGAAATCAGCTTCCAGTTCGGTCTTCGGAATAGAGCAAAACTGGTAACTAGCAAAGAACCACCGCACGACCGGCAAAAGTATTTCCACGTCTTTGCCTTGTGGCATCAGTGTGGTGCGAGTGTCGGCAAGGGATGTGACTGGGGCAAAGACAAGCTTTCTGGCGTTGTAGACAAGCTTGTGCGACTCGCCAGGCAATGTGTCCAGCATGAGGCCGCCTCGAAGCGTGCCCAACACCATCTGGGCGTAAGGCCAGTACCGTGCCGGCAATTGAATTTGCTTTTGCAGAGCAAGCACCAACCCCGCATAGCGACGATCATAGTTTTGGCTGTAATTCATCCAGCCAAGCAGCAAATCCGCAGCGCCTTGCGCAGGTTGCATCATGGTCACCTTATCCAAAGACACAGGATCCATTACTTGGCGCACACTGGTCGGCATCATGACCCAATCGTGGTACACGGTAGCCGAGTAAGTGCCGCTGGCTCCCATAAACGGTTCAGCCAAGGCCGGAGCAGTTGGACTGGATTCGTCCTCGATGCGGTTCAGAGTGCTGTCACCGTTGATCAAGATTGCGCAGCCTGGCATCCAGGTAGAGACATAACCCGATGTAAAAGTGACGGCTTTTGAGTATTGAGTGCATGTAACAGACACCGTGGCCGGCGGCCTAACAACCTCGGCCTGCTCAGGGCGGGTCTGATAAAAGATGTTGGGGTTCGATTCCCCGACATGCTCAAGGCCGCGATTGATATCTTGGATGATTCGTTCTTCGAGGCCAGCAGGCCCGTGGCTGACCGCCTCCAGCCCGGCCATGCCGAGTAATGCGTTGGTAATTTCTGCGACAATAGCCATTAAGGAGCTATACCCCGCCCGCCGAATGTGGGCAAGCCTTTTTCAGCTTGCACGACTTGGTTGATTGGGCTTTTGACAGTGAGCATGCACTTATATACTCAACCGCACTAATCCCTGCCTTTCAGTGAAAGTGCTTGGATTACTTCGCACCGCAGCGGCAACGGCCGGAAATCCATGGCCAGACTTGGCGGCTAAATCCGCCAAGCTTAATGCACCGTTGGCAAGGGCCAACTGGAGATCGGGGGTGATTCTTGGGGCAATGTCGCGGAGACTGGCTTGATAAGCCCCAACGGTTAAGCGTGGTCGGTGTAGTGACATGGCAAATTATAGTTTGGCCACAATACTGGCCATTTCGCTATCCGTCCAGCCTTTGCCATAAAAGCTAGGCCTTTGTCGGGCACAAGTGATGTTCAGACTATCACGGGCGCGAGTAATGGCAGTGTAAAACAAACGCATTATTTCAGCCGTGCATGGCCATGACGTTTGTTCCACGCCGGCGACCAGAACATGGTCCCACTCCAATCCTTTGGCACCATGCACCGTGCCGATATACAGTCCACCGAAATCATAGACTGCTTGAGCTTCCGCCTGAGCTAAGGCCTCGGCCATGGCTGGCAGCAGGGCTTCTCGCCGAGTAGAGGACACAAGGCCGGCGAAATGGTTGATGTAGGGCAGCAAGTCGTGAGACTCTCTCAACCAATCGGCCGCACTTCTATCTGCCCACTGGATAGCTGCCATAGCCCGCCGGATCATGACTGGATCAATGGCCAAAGCTGGGCAGGGTGGCAGGGCGTCGGCTAAGGCTAAACGCAAGCGGTCGGCCAAGGCGTTGTGGCGGCAGAGGATAGCGCGGGAGCCTGTGGGGCGGGTTGTTAGCCATTCGCGGATGGCGTCAATCTCGGCGGCCTCGGTGGCGTAGTTGCCGATGGTGGGCGGCGTCCAGTCGTCTCGGCGAATGTGGCGCATGGTGATTGCTCCAGCCTGCCCGGCGGTCAGACGGTTGGCGGCGTCCACGATGGCTGCGTTGCTCCGATAATTATCGGCAAGCGTGAGTTGCTGCCAGTCTTGGCTGGCGGCAAGGTGGCGAAAGTAGTCAGGGCTAGAGCCACGAAAACCAAAAATAGACTGTATTTCATCGCCAACCACAGTCTTTGACTTGGCCTCAATCTGTTCGAGCAAAGCGTAGTCGCCGGCGGCGGTATCCTGAAACTCATCCCAAAACAATGCATCCAATTTGCCCAAACAACCCGGCAGATAAGCCACGGCCTCACCAAGTAACAGGTCCATACTGGACTGGCCTGCGGCGACCATAGCTCGACGCACGGCCTTAGCCGGCGCATAAGCTCGGTTGGAAATGGATGGCTTGGCCTTGTCGGCAGCAAACACCGCCAGAGTCGCGGCCACATCGCGGACTGGCACCGCTTTGTTGAGGCGTAAACGAGTCAGTTCCGCATTGATCATCTCATCCTGCATATCCTCATCAATGATCAAAGGCCGGCGCATGCCCCAGGTAGGAAACTTGTGTGATTCAGCCAAGCACAAGGCATGGATTGTGCCTACATGGCGAAGGCCGGCAATGCCCAAGACAGCCAGTCTGTCGGCCAAAATGCGGCCAGCCTGCACCGTGAACGAGATGGCGATGACCTTGGCCGGGTCGGCCCCGTTGGCGATGGCTTGGGCGATGCGGTGGACAAGGACGAAGGATTTGCCCGATCCTGCCCCGGCTTTGATGAGGAGGCGGGGGGCGGGGCTGGCGATGCAGGCGGCCTGTTCTTGGGAGGGCGTTTTCATGGTGTCGGATGTCTTGCGCGTTGAAGTGACGCGCCCCACTACTAATACTGAATAACTTAAAAAGCAAGATGAATTGTATTCACAGCTTCTGGCACTCCATCAATATCCCGGTTGTCGAAAACCATTACCTGATCAACCAATCCAGCTTCGCAAGCGGCAACCAAATTGGCCAAGAACGCAGGTTTGCGCGTTGGATCCACCGTGCCAAACTCGTCAATGCAGACGAACCGGAATCCTGAATGGCGGATGGCTAGGGCACATTGAATTGCGGCAATGGCCATGCGTTTATCGGAGCCACGCAGGACATCGAACTTGACCCATACTCCATGCTCGTAGCACCCAATGTCCAAATCGTGGACGGTAAGAGGTGACACGAATAGGTCGGCGGTGAACACCTCGCAAACCTTCAAGACTTCGCGCAAAGCGGCATCCATGATCCCAGCCACGCCAGCCTGCCAAGCTAGGCGGGCGGATTTAAACTCTGTTTCATCAGCCTCAAGTTCCACCAACCGATCTTCGGCTTGTTTACGGGTTGCCGCGCAGGCTTCGGCTTTAGCTTGTGCAGCATGACCGGTTTCGGCGTCGGCAAGAGTTGCAAAGGCGCTGGCGAGCTCAGATTGACGGTGACCGAGTTCAATGTTGATATCGGCCAAACGCTCTTGGCCCTTGGAGTGCTGCAAGTGTGACAACAAGTAGCCATCCCAAGCCCTAGCCCGGCGGGCCTCGACGGCCAACGCATCAGCAATTTCAGTGAGATCAATTAAATTGTCTTGCAAATCTTCAATGCCGATTTCAAGGGGGTCCGGGTAGGTAGCAATGTGATCTGCCACGGCCTGCTTCGCAATATTAACAGCTTCGGAAGCGCGGGAGACGGCGTCGGCTTGGCGCATAAGGTCGCGCAAAGTGGCTAGGCGGGCGGTATTTTGCTTCATTGCCTCCTCCCAGCCTGCAACGTCTGACTCCTCGGCGGCTTGGCGGTTCCAGTGGACGGCCAAAGCTCCACAGCAAGGGCAGGTGCCTTTGCCAGTTAGCTCGTCGTTGTTGGCGGCGTTGAGCTTGGTTTGCAGGCGGTCGGACTGAATCAGCAACTCGTCAATGTCAGCCTTGAACTTTGCCTCGTCCAACGGCTCCCACCCATCCGCCACGATTTGATAAGCAGCTTTGGCTTTGGTTAATTTGGTGTCAAGCCCTCTCCTGCTATCAAGATGAATGGTCAATGCACGTTGTTGTGCTTGGGCTGTGGCAAGGTCGGCTTGGGCAGTGCGGAGCTTGGCTTGGGCCTCGGCTAGCTGGGCCTCGAATGCCTCTGCCGTGCCGTTTGGTTGCTCGCCTATTGGCTGGACGGGAGTTGGCCGGCTAGCAATGGCGTTGGCCTCTCCTGTGAGGGTTGCAATCTCGCGTTCAAGTCGGGAGACATTGGTGCGGAGTTCAGAGAGTGGTGGGCCGCTAGGCGCTGTGGCGGATGTGTCCAGAATTTCGAGTCCTGCCAATGTCCCGCGCATTTCGGCAATCGACCGAGTGTAGCCGGAGGCTGTGGCCTTGGCGAGGTCTTCAATGCAGGCCAGCCAGTCTTGCACGCCGTCTTGGTGTGGAATTGAGCCTGTGAGTTTTTCCAACCCTGTCTCAGCCAGGAGGGCGCGGAGCTTGGCGGGCACGTCGTCGCCGCAGGCTCCCAAAATCATGCCGGCGCGGACTTTAGGAGAAGCCGCCAGAAACGGCTCCAGATCAAGCATGACAGGCGGCACCAAATTGGCTGGCGCTGGCATCTTGGATTCGCCTTTCACACCGCTGCCAGAGCGTTTCAGGCTGCGATCATAGGAGACTCCATCAATATCAAGGCTTGCCGTCATTTTCAGGCCGGATCCAAGATTGTCCATGATGCCGCCATTGGTCTTTGGCAGGCCAGGCACCTTGCCGGACAACACAAAATTGATGGCGTTTGATATTGTGGTTTTGCCAGCACCGTTAACCCCAATAATGAGGTTTACGCCGGCGGTAAAAGTATGGCTGCGAGTGCGGCCAGCAAAGGAAGATAAGGAGACTGAAGATATAAATGATTTTTTCATGAGATAAAAGAAGAAGGTGAGTGGATTATTTGATAAACGTCAGAGTGGCAGGACCGGAATAAGCAGGGAGATCGGCAGAAGGTGCCGAAAACTTGGCTTTGCCGCGCCTGACTACGGCATGCCCTTGCACTGTATGCCGGCGACCTCGCTTGCTAGGCTTAACACCTGGCAGACTAAGCCATGTGGTGCAGTCCATGCGGCGGGCCTCGATGAGCCCAGCGGCCACAAGGGCAGCCAGACGCATGTATATGTTGCACGCATAGGAGTGCTTGCCTTGATAGGTTTGGCGTGCAGCAATGGCCGCTACAAGCTCAGGTTTAGTCATCTGGCCATGCTCAGCCAATGCCGCCAACGCCAACCGGCTAAGGCTGGATTGGCGGCTGGCTGGCTTCGGAGGTCGGGCACCTGTTTCGGATGATAGGACAAGGTCAATCATAGGATTACGCATTCCATTGTTCGTTGGCTGCGGCGGCCTCTTCGGCTTGATAATCAGGCACTGAAGCGGTAACAATAGACGGCGCGATGTCGCCAGATTCCAATGCCTTGCAGACGTGGAGCATTTCGCTCGCGGCCTGATGCACATCCTGCCAGAACGTCGGGTTGCGGAGCTCATCAGGAATGGTCGAAGCGGCCACACCTTTGATCAGTGCCGTGAAGGCTTCCTTGACCGCCATGCCCACTGTTGCCCCGTGAGGGCCTGCTGGCGGCCTTGGATGGCTTGGCTGTGCCGGCGGTGGTGGAGCTTGCTTTGCCGCCTGTGGAGGCGGGCCTGCTTGGCGTGGTGGAGGTGCCATAGACGGGCGAGCGGGTTGCTGCGGCTGGTTATCATACACAATGTCAGTCCGGTGAGCCGGCGGACCTTGGCGGACAGGTTGGGCCACAACAGGAGCGACGGCGACTGGGATGGTTTCCAACCAGTTGATTGTCACCCGAGGGTTTCCGTGCTGGTCGTTGCCGCGAATGCGGATGCGTTTCTTGCCGTTGTATTCATCCACCTCAATGCCGGTAAAGTCGCCTTTGCCGGTCTTGTGGGACACAATCTGCATCCATGGACCGACCCAAGCCCGATCAAGAGGCTCAAAGTCAATGAACTGGACGGTGGCCTTAGCTCCACCGGCGTCGGTGGCATAACTGCCTTGTTTGGTGCCTTGGCCAAAGGCTGATGGAGCATCATCAACTTTGGTTAGTTGGATTTCGATGCACTCGAGGTTGGTGCCTGCTGGTAGCAAGGCAAGGGCGCTTAGTGGTGTAATAGTCATGTTGTCTGGCCGTTGTTGTTTTACGGTTGCGCAATGATAATTGGCCGGATATGGTTTGCAAATGTTTTTACGCAAATTTAATCGCTTCGCCAAACATGCCCGCCGCAAACCGGGCGAGATGAACAAGACAGAGGCGGCTTATGACGCCTATCTTGGCCTGCTTTTGAGGGCTGGCGAGATCGACGGCCACAAGTTTGAAGGCATCAAATTGAAACTGGCCGACAACACATTTTTTACACCTGACTTTTTTGTGATGGCTAAAGACGGTGTCATGGAATTGCACGACACCAAAGGGACCACTAAAAAGACCCGCAAATCAGGCGAAAAAGAAGCCGCGCCATGGATCGAGGAGGATGCAAAAATAAAGCTGAAGCTTGTTGCTGAACTTTACCCATTCCGAGTTTTTGCAGTCTTCAAAACAAAAGATGGTTGGCAAAAAATGGAATTCTGATTTAGCATTTAGACCTGACACCCGACACCACACTATGAAAAAAAAGCACCCATATAGGCTAAGTCCTCTGCATAATCCTCAAAAGGCTGACGAAAGCCTTGTACCCAGCGGTTGGCGCATGCTTTACGCAGACGAATTCCCTCTCAAACGTGGACACGGCCGACGTTGCAGGCTTTTTGTCTTGCCCACATTCAACCTCAATTTGGAACCGCACTTCGGAGATCGTGAGACATGCACAGGAATGGTGCCGGAGATAACATATATCGTCCCAGTAGCATGAACACCCCAAAAACCTGCCCAGCCTGCCTTGGCCAAGGCGTCCGAGTGGCCAACGCCGGCACCGGCTTGCTTACGCCGTGCCCAGCCAAATCATGCTCCGCCAAAGCTAAGGCCGACGCGCAAACCACAACTAATGCCACCCGTGAAACGCAGCCCACTCAAGCGCAAGACGCCGCTCAAGTCTAAGCCCGGCGCACGGCTGGCCCATGCCTCTGGCAAGCAGGCCGCCCGGTTGGCGCGATACCACGCGATGGTGGATGGATGGAAGGGCAAGCGGGCCTGCGCTAAGTGCGGGCACAAGGCAGGCCTAGAGCCTCATCATCCTTATGGCAGGGGGCGCGAGAATCTGTTTCGTGTGGTGCTACTTTGCCGACTTTGCCATGCTTGCACCCATGAACTCCCCGATCTGGCCTATGAACTAGGCTGGCTCCAGCCTGAGTACCGCGGCGTCATCCGCCCGCCTGACTTTCCTACCCCATGGAAACCCGAACAACTGCTAACCGATATACCGACAACATGACCACCATAACCAAACTCATATCCGCCGTCACTAAAGCCAGAACAGCCGAAGCCAAAGCCAGTCTGGCTAGGCGGGAGGCCGTGCAGGCCTTTACCCAGCGCGTCAAAGATACCATGCAGGCTAATTATTTGGATGGAGGAACGATCCGCCGCCGGCTTGGGTGGCCGGACAGCCGCTTGAGTAATTTATTACACCTGGGACACTCCTTGACCGACGAGCACATGGCCCAGTTGGCGTCGGCTCTAGGCCCCATGACGGCCGAGGAACGCAAGGCCGCCAAGTGGCAGCCAGTGCGCAGCAAAATTTACACCGCATAACCAGAGGAAATGCTATGACACAAACACCACGAACAGACGCAGAATGCGGAGAACCTAACGAACCCGGATGGCCTGCTGTTTATATCTCTGCGGACTTCGCCCGCCAACTAGAGCGCGAGCATGCCGAGTTGCTGGAGGCTTTGGAATCAATGGTGGCAGCAAACGGCGGTATAGCTGTAATGCCGACAATAGAAGCCCGTAACCAAAATGCAGCGTTGATGAAAGCTAAGGCAGCCATCGCTAAAGTGAAAGGAAAACCATGACACCAACACCACGAACAGACCAACTCAATGACGGGTTATTGTCGGCATGTCAGGAGTCTGCTATTTATAACTTTATGCTTGATCACGCCCGCCAACTAGAGCGCGAGCTTAATGCCGCGAAGGCAAAGAGTGAGGTATGCCAGTGTTCCTTGTCAACCCGACTCGTCGGAGACGGATGCGAGAGATGCAATCCAGAAAAGGCACAGGAGATCAAAGAGCAGAATTATGAGGATAGAATCAGTAATCTTGAGCACGGCATCACCGAACTCCTCGAACGTCTTCAAGAGCGGACGCAATCGCACATCCACGCATCCGCCCGCGATGTTCAGACAATCCAAAGGCAGGCCGTTCAACTTGCCAAGTTGCGGGCCTTAGCCGATGGCCTGG